GAGCAGCGTCTGCGTCAGCTTGTACTTCTACCGCTAATTCACGAATTAATAGAGCTTCACTAGAAGAATCCGCTGTAGCGTCTCCTGAACCACCAGCCCCACGATAGATGCTCAAATTATTCTCCTTGACTTGTTTAAAGACTCTTATTAAAGAACCCTTAAACAAGACAGCCCCGAAGGGCTATCCTGAGTGCTTAAATATTAAGCGTTTACAGCCAATACGAAACCAGCTTCTGGACGTACAACTTTAGTGCCAAACAATGTGTCAGCAGTGTAAAGTGTAGACAGATACTCTTGCTTGTACTGTACTTGTGAGCGAACACCAACTTGCTCTGCAAACACTTGTGTGTCTGTGTGGAACAAGAGTGCAGCTTTGATTGCATCACCAGCAGAGTTATCAGAGGCTGTTTCGATAGTTGGCATATTGCTTGATACATAAACATCAATACCATACAACTTACCGATTTGACCATTGTTAACACCACGACCATCAACGAAGTCAGAGCTGTTGTAACGGTCAACACCCATGATTGCATTGCGGAGTGAAGGAGGAATTGCAAACTTACGACCATCCATTGGAACATCAGCGTCATCCATCAACTGGATTAGCTTACGGAAGCCAGCGTCAGTGAATACGTCAGATGTTGTAACTGTGTCGAGAGCATAAGCTGTCAAACCAGTAGAAGCATCAATGAAGTACGCATTGCTGTGTACCCAGTCAGACGCATCGCCATCACCGAAAGACTTACCACCAGCGATTAACAAGTCATCAACTTTCTTAGCTAAAGCATAGCCAGCATCTTCTGTGTAGAAAGAACGCAGTGAAGACAATGCTTGAACTTCGACGATGTCCTCAATGAAACGTGAGTACTCGAAGTGTTGGTCGATTAAAACTTGTACTTCGCTCTCTGTATTCGCTTGAATAGTTACTGCAGTGTTAGCTGACTTAGCTGTAGCTACACCACGAGTTGGCTTAGGAATATGAAGAGTGTCGCCTTTTTTGCCTTTGAAAGACATTTTGCGAACAAGGTTAGCCAATACGAGATTGGATTTATAAGCAGCGATAACTTCATCAGACCAGATTTCTGGAATGAACTTGTCTGCTTGAGTTTTTGCTACGATTGTACCACTACCACCGGGGAATGTTGCGACTGCCATGATTTATTTTCCTTTAATTAGAAATTCTAAAATTACTTAACTCGCCCGTCGCTGTATGCTTGCATGATTTCATCAGACATTTGCATATAACGGTCAGGGTCTGTCATTCTCAGTTTAATAAGGTCTGCTCGACGATATACTTTTCTACTTGTTTCACCAGCGCCACCAACATCGACTGTAGCTGCCTTCATTGCCTGTTCTTGAGCTTTGCTTTCTACTGCTGCTGTTTGTGATACCTGAGCCTGTTGTTTGATTTGTTTGAGTTCCTTGTAGGTACTTAACAACTCATCAGCAGATTCAAAGTCAAACTCAGCATCAGCTCGGGCAAACAAGTTCAATCGAATTGCAGAAGATTTAACCCAATCTTGGAATCCAACATCTGATGCGATGGTGGCAAAATCAGGATGTTTAGCCGACAATTGTTGTGCCGTCTTCATCTTCTTCATTTCTAATGCTGCTTGTCTTGCTTCAAGTACTGCAGGATGCTTCTCTACTTGTCTGTTGACCGCACTAGCTGGGTCTGCAAAAAAGTCTTCTTCAAGCGATTCTTCAATCAGCGGTTTAACTTTAGCGTTAGAATCGAGTTGCTGTTTTAACAGTTGATCTGCAAGACTACGTACTTCGTGAACTTCGTTTGCTTGTCGTCCAATGAGCTTTTCAGCCTCTTGGTGCATCTTAGCAATCTCAATAGCGGATTTACCTTTATACTTCTCAGGTAACTCTTCTACTTGTTCAACTTGCGCTACAGGTTCAGTAGTTTCTGCCTTTGTGGAGTCAGTTACTGGGGTTGTAACATCTTGTACTACTTCTTGCTCACTGCCATTAAACAGTTCGTCTTGTTCAATAAAGGTTGCTGCCATTTAAAGTCTCCTGTCACCGAATCAAGTGATTTTAGGATTTATAATCTAAGGCTCTTTCGAGGTGTCTTAGGCTTCGTTACTCTTTGCTTCTTGTTTTGCTTTTTCTTCCCGGACTCTCGCCCATCTGTCGTAAGCACCAACGAAATTTGGATTAGTACCATCTAAGCATATTCTAGGGGTAGATATGATTCGATTAGCCTCTAATCCACAATTACAAAGAACTACAGTAGTCTCATAATCAACCAAGCTCTCTGTAATATGTTCTTCACTGCATTTAAACTCAAACATCCTTCTTGCCATTATTCGTTCTCCATCAAATAAGAAATAAGTGAAGAAAGAGTGTCTTTATTGTCATTAACCATACCTAAAGCACAGTTACATTTATGACATAAGAGTTTTCTAATCTTCCCTGTCTTATGACAATGGTCGACAGCAAGTCTTTTTTTATTATCTTGCTCTGTTGTACCGCAAACAGCGCATTTATAATCTTGTTCTTCCAGCATTTCAACATACTGTCCGGGATTTAGTCCGAAAGTTCGCTGAAATCTTACATCTCTATCTTTCTCTGTCCAGCCTCTTATTTCTCTGTTTTTTTTATTAACAGACGCATAACACGCTTTACATTGAGACCTAATACCACTTTTAACTCTCTTATCGCTAGGAAATAAAGAAAAGTCTTTTTCTTCTCTACATCCTAAACAAACCTTACGAGCCATCCGAAATATCTCCCGATAAGAGGGACTCGTAAGCCTGTTCTGAAGCAGGTTTTAGGTTAAGAAGCCACTGAAGTAAATCCAGCTGTCCTTTTTTAACCATTAAATCTGTTTCATTCTGGATTGATAGCACATGGTTTAACGAATTAAACATTGTTTGTGCATCTTCCATCAAATCTTGCCAACCTTCTGTTGACATCATCGAGAAGCGACTCTCGTAGTACTGCTGTAGTTTCTTATCTATCATTCTTCTTTGTCCTTTAGGGAGAAGTGAGTACTTACTTACTTAATTGTTGCAATATTACCACAAATTTCTTAAAATGTCAAGATATTTCTTTACTTTTGACTGTTTTTCTGCATCTGTAGCTCTACAATCTTACCTTTGTTCTCAATATCTTTCTCTTTGAGCATCAAATCAGCAATCTTGGCACGTTGTTCAAACTGCATCTGTGCGTTATCACCATCGATATTGTTAGATAAGGAGCTAATAACCTTCGCTTTAAGCTCTTCAGGCAGTAATTGGGTCTCAACCACTGTCTTTTGTGCTTCAGCTTGGTCGCGTTGTGCTCTAGCTTGTAGCGATTGAGTCGTTGCTTGAGCTTGTTCCATCTGCATTTGCTCTGCCATCTGTTGCTTTTGCTGTGCTTGTGGGTCAGGCTGGCTCATCTCAGTCAATGCTTGCTCCATTTCAGCACGATTTGACAGGCTAGAGTTAGCAATAATACCTTTGAGGATGATAGGCAACACAGGAGTATTAGGTCCGAGAGTCTGTAACAAGCCAATAAGCTGTTGTTGTTCGTATTCACGAGCCATAATACCCAAAGTAGCGGTAGGAATGAACTTCAGGTCTACAGAAGGATAACGCTCTGGATCAAACTGCATATAGCGGAAAGCAACCTTCTTAATCAACGGAACCATGAAATCTTCTTGGAAGTTGGTTAAGGTACGCTTGTACTTCTTGATGATTCCAGATACAGCCATTGACATACCAGCACCAGAAGAATCACGAGAAGCCTGTGATACCATGCCTTGGCTATCTAACGTACCAGTTGCCATTAGGAGCATACGCTCAAAGTCTCTTGCTGTAGCAGCAGACTCAGGAGATGTTTGTCCAAAGTGGAAAGGCATCATAATCTCGGCAGGGTTGCCGTTGGTGAGAATAGCTTTTCCGGGTTTTACTTCAAACTTAGCACCGCGAGGTAGACGAGTAGCGTCCATAGCAATCATTGGAGCTGTGGTCAATGCCAAACTGTCTAGGTGGCTACGCAGCTGTGCGTCGATAGCCTTTTGCATATTGTATGCTTTTTCTACTGTACCACGACCCCAGAAACGATTAGGAACTGTGTCATCCTGATAAGCGATAACAGGACGGTCTTTCATCATGTACGGGTTGCGTTCAGCTTTGAGGAGCAGTCCGTCATTAGCAATGACCACAATAGCCTCTACAAGCCCGCTGTAGGTGTCTGCAGTGCTGTCTTCAGGGAACAGGTCAACTACCTCGTCTCCTTCGTTCTCAAGCTGGTCTAGGTACTCGCTAGGGACTAATCCGTAGTAGGTCAGTAACTTAACCTTGTCATCTTGATACTGCACTACTTCTTGGGTTACTTCTAAGTCGTCATCGTTGCCAGTAGGTCCGATGTCTACCTTACGATAGATACCTTTTTCCATACCTTCAACAACTTTGTGAATAGACACAAACTTCTCAATAGCACAACCCATAGCATCTTCAATAGAAGTAGCGTTAGGATCAATCAGGAAGTTCTTAGGGTTAACTGGGTTTACTTTTACACAGAAGTATTGCTTCTCTGTAACACCGTAAGCAGCTTGCTCGGAACCCGGAATAGGTTGAGTAGTTGGGACATACTCGGTTTCGGTTTTAACCATAATCTCACCGATACCTGTACCATAAATCTCAGCCATCAATTCAATCTGGTCGACAGACTTACGAATCTTGTTATTGGTTAAGTCTTCCATCAACAATGCTCGCATTGCTTGGACATCCATCGGATTACCATTGTAGTCCTTGATGTCGTCTTTGATGTCAAAGAACTCACCATTACCGAAGATTGCTTCCATGATCTCAGCGTGGCGAGTTTCTACTGCTTGCTGAGTTGCTGGACTGATTAGGCGACTACGCTCTGAATCACGAGTCTTGTCTTCTGAAGCCCAAACACCTCGGAAGATACGCTCGTATTCTTTCCAGTCTTCTAAGTAGTTCTCATCACGACTATCTCTCCAGCGGTCACAATGTTGTACAACGAAAGCTGCTAACTCTTTGTCAGCCTCGGAAGGTTCTTCCCACGTAGTGCCTTCGTTGTTTTCTATCATCTCAGCCATTTTATTCCTTATTTAGTAGCCACTAATTACGTCTAAAGTTTCCCACTCATCGCCACCATCATCAGCATCGAAGTTGGGACGAACTAATTGTTCTATGTACGCTAGAGCATCGACAGTATCATCGTGAACACCTTGAGTTGGGAACATTAAGAGTTCATCAACAAACAAGTCAAAGTCACCTTCATCGTTCAAGACAATCCTACCATGCTCAAAGTTACCCTGTAGCGCCCAAGTAACCCTATCAACCTTTTTCTTATTACCATGCGTTAATTCTTCAATGTGAGCGTAACAGTTCATTCTACGCATCGCATCCATCAAAGGATTCATAATCGCTTGTTTAGCAATACCTCTTTCAATACCTACTGCCAGCGGCTGATACTCTTGTATGTTCTTGAGTATTCTAAGTGCAGTGTCTTCAGTAGACCAGCGACCTGACTCAATTTTATCCACATACCATACATTCTGATTATCCACTTTCACACACGCTATAGCAGTTTTGTCTAAGCGTTTATTTGTTTGTTTTTTACCTAGTTCTTCAAAACCAGCGCAGTCTACTGCGATATACCATGAACCATCTTTAGGTTCTTCACCAAACTTAATCCACTCTTCTTTAAACAAACCAGAACCAGCATTGTTAAAGGAAGACAAATATTCTTGGTTAAACGCAAAGGAACTTAATGTCCTCTTAGCTGCTTCAATCTCTTTAGGGTCAATCGTCTCGTTATCTGCAGTGGTAAAGTGCCAAGACTTCCAATCCTCATCTA